GTACGTCCAGCACCTTGTACTGCATCTCTAGCAGTATTTAAATTTCCACCTGTAGCCCAAGCACCAATTGCGGCACCTGCACCTGTCCATTCTTCTGTTGCTGCTGAAAAGGTTGTAGTATATCCACCAAACTGTAGTGCACCAGAGTTAGATCCAACACCACCCGAACCATATCTACCTGTGTTTAAATTATTTTGTTCTGTCCAATTAGTTCCATTCCATAACTCTGTGTTAGCAGTTACACCTGGTGATTCTCCACCTGCTGCTAAAGCATTGCTGGTATCTAAACTCGTAACAGTAACATTCTCTCTAGAATCATTTAAATCGTTTACTTCAGTCCAGTTAGTTCCATTCCATAATTCTGTTGCAGCAACAACTGCTGTATCTTTACCACCTGCTACTACAGCTGATGTATATGATTGACCAGTTCCTACAAGATTTCTTCTAGCTGTGTTCATATCGTTTACTTCCGTCCAGTTACTTCCGTTCCATAACTCCGTAACGGCTACGTCTGCCGTACTACGTCCACCTGCATAAATTGCATTAGCTTGAACTCCTGCACCATATCCCCCTCGTCTAGCAGTTGTTAAATCATTTACTTCAGTCCAGTTACTTCCGTTCCAACTTTCTGTTTTTGCAGTGTTTGCACCTGGATCTTCACCACCCATAGCTAATGCAGATGTATTATCAACTCCAGCACCACCCATTAAACCTCTTACTGAATTTAAATCATTAACTTCTGTCCAATTAGTTCCATTGTAAGATTCTGTTTGTGTTGTGCTTGGTGATCCACCAAAGTATAAAGCCGATGTCGTACTTCCTGCGCTACCTCCTACTGATCTAGCAGTATTTATGTTATTAGCAGTCCTCCACGAACCAGCTGCTGTTACATTTGGATATTTATATTTAAAATCTTTGTTAGTGCTATCGTACCACAGCTCACCATCCACGGCGCCTGGATAATTACCAGCGTAGTTGACGACTGCTGTCCCAACTGTCTCTTTATAAGTAGCCATGATTATTTAGCCTTTAACAACCAACCCTGAGTTCCGTCTGTGTAGACTAAAGTGTTTGCGGCTCTTTCAACTGAAACTGTAAGATCTGCTGTTGCTCCATTAATTTTTTCACTATTTCTTCCAATAGTTAGAGCGTTAGTATCAAAAGTACCTGCATAGTCTATAAACGAAACTTCATCGCCGATTGATGGTGATGATGGTAGAGTCAAAGTAAAAGATCCTGAAGTAGTATTACAGAAAACACCTTCACCAGCTGATGCTGTATAGTTTCCTGTTTTAACTGACTGCCAAGAAGTTCCACCCGCTGCTAGTTCTTCCCAAGATAAAACTCCACCTGTTGTTGATTTTAAAACGTACCCATTTCCTCCGGCTACGCCTGCTGGCCACGTCAAAGTATACGACGTAGTTGTACCTGCTGCTTTCTGACCTATGTATGCACTATCATCACTATCTGCTAATCTTAGCTCTTTCTGAGAATTAATTATTAAACCTGTTCCTGCTGTCCAGACTAAATCTGCGTCTCCGCCAAAGGAACCTGAATCATTAAATTGTACTTGTGTATCTGAACCACCTGGTAAACCACCTACAGTAACTTCTGCAATATCTGGATTTGTACCATCATTAGCGGTTGCGTAAATAATTTTCCAACCTTTATCAGTTGTTGCCCAAGTAACAGAATCACCTGATCCTGAAGCATATTTAAGTTGAACTGTGTAAGAACCACTTGTGCTATTTTTTATAAAATAAAAGTTTTCTACATCAATTGGAATAGTTACAATTTTATTTCCTGAAATTGTTTCTGGAGATTCTGCTCCTAAAACAATTACTCTTGTAGCTAAAGTTGCTCCTGTTGACCCATCAGATACAGCTAAAGCTGTTGTATTAGCTCCAGCCCCTGCTGTATTTAAAGTTTGTACTTTATAGCCACCAGAAATCTGTTCAAAAATATTTAAATTAGTATTTGTTTTTGTTCCCCATGTACCGGCGTTTTCACCAGTTGCCATTAGTTCAACACCAAGAGGTGTATAAGTTGAAGCCATAATTTTTTCTCCTAAGCCACGTGCGTTACGTCTGTATACGATGTTTCGTGTGATACGTCAACATCGGAATAACTCGCGCTATTTGTTTTATTAACATTACTATAACTTGTATTTCCAATAATATCAACATCTCCATATCCTAATGGAGCAACATTTCCTATACTAGAAACTGCCTCAACTCCAGTTAATCCTACAACATCTTCTGGAATTATTGTGCCGGTTGAAGAAGTAGCAGATACACCAGTTAAAGTCACTCCTATTTCTATAGTTAAAGAACCAACTGTAGAAGTTGCAGCTTGACCTGTTAATCCTACAGAATCTGCTGGTGTAATAGAACCTACACTAGATGTAGCTTCTACTCCTACTAAACCTATTTCAACTGCATCAAGAATTATTCCACCAACTGTTGCTGTTGCAGATTGACCAGTCAAACCTATGGACATTTCTGTTGGAGAAATTTCTCCTACACTAGATGTTGCACTTACTCCTGTTGGTACAACAGTACAACTTATATCAAGAGTTAAACTACCAACACTAGATGTTGCACTTACTCCTGTTATGTCTATAAGTTCTTCGGGTACGACAGTTAATGATCCAACACTAGAACTTAATGCAGTTAATCCTGATAGTTGGACCAGTTTATTAAATGAATCTCCATAAGGTTCTTCACCCCAACCATTTCTACCCCAACCAACTAAAGTTCCAGCATTATCAAAATCGCCAAGTTGAGTTTGTGCTTGTTGACCTGTTGGAGTTATAAGTGTTAATAGATCTAAAGTAGGTGTGCCAAGGCTTGATGTAATTGATAAACCTGTTAATGGAACTGCAATTTCTGTAGTAATAGAACCAACAGATGTAGTTGTTGACTGTCCTGAAAGTTGAACAGCATATTCTACTCCCCAACCAGAATTACCCCATTCTTGTCGGCCCCAACCTTCTTCGTTAAAAGCTTCTAAAGAACCTACTGATGATGTTGCTGATTGTCCTGATAAAATAACGGTAACATTATCGTCACCCCATTCGTTGGATCCCCAAGTATTAGTGCCCCAGGTTGATGCCATAAGGAGTTCCTCCTTATGCTATACGAAGAATTGCGTTAGATGCGTCTGCTGTTGGAAATTGTATTGTAAATGTTCCAGAAGAAACTGTTTTATCTCCACCAAATGCAATTGCACAAACGGCTGCATCTGAAGAATGTGAATCATTAAAAATTAAACAACCGTTAGCTGTAAAAGAAGCTGATGTCCACGATACATCTGCAAAATCACAACAAGCTGTATCAGTTGATAAAGCTGGAGTTACACTTGTAAGTGCTTTTCCTTTTGCAGAATAAGCAGATCCTGATGTATTAGTAATTTCGTTTGATGAACTGTAAGCTGTTGTAGATTTATTTAAAGTTGCTGAACTTGTGTACAACGCTAAATTAAAAGTGTTTCCAGACGATGCTGTAAAGTTATGTTCAGCTTGTAAAACTTCTACTTTGAATGAGTTACATACTGCCGATGTTATTGCCATAATTTTTCTCCTTATTACGGAGACGGTGACTTGACTGGTATCCTAACTGTTCCGTCAGTATAATCATCTCGTCTTCGTCTTCCAAGTTGCATCCCTGCAAACTGTTGTATTGCATTTTTATATCTATTTTCATAGTATGTCAACATATCAGTCGGACCTTTTAAATATCCAAAAGCTTCTACTAAACATGCATATAATAGACCCTGTGGAAAGTATGTGCTTAAATAAGTATTATTATTAAAACCAGTGCCAGATCCAAGACCATTTGGCATTTTATTATAATATATTCTAAATTTGTAATTAGCGTCAGGTGTAGGAGCTAAATACATTCCTCCTGATGAAGTATCTGTAGTATTATCCGCACCACCAAACATTGCATAATATTTAGGAAAACCTGTTACATCTTGAGCTGTACGATCACCTTCTGGTCCTGTTAATCTATCCACATACTCTGATAAATATGTTTGATCTTTTTTCTCTAACCATGTTCCATTACCTTGTGTATTAGCGGTAGAATTAAACACTTCAACACCTCTTATAAATAAAGCTCCAGCTGGTGAATTAATTGTATTGTCGTCAGCAGCTAACGTACCTTCTTGAACAAATCTTTGAGAATCCATAGGACACTCTTGATAAATTCTAAACTCAGCTGCCATTATAAATTCATCAATAATTGCTTGTGTAAAAACATCACTATCTACTTCAGTGTAGCTTCTTATTGCTGCAGTTAATGTGCTGTAATCGTATTTTTTAACTCCTGACATAATTAACCTTTATCATTAATCGGTCCAACTGTACATTGTAAACCGCCCCCTGTTTCTGTGCTACTAGCATTACTAACTAATTCAAATGTAAAACCTGTTTGTGTAGTTATAGTTGCTGGACTGCCTGTGCTATCATTATACCCTGCTGGTGAAGAGGTTTCATTAAGTGTAGCTATTTTGTATGCACCAAATACTTTTGCTCCTGTTGCATGTTCATTTGCTGTTGTGTTAACAGG